AATAACTGACCCCACCCCCCAAAATTTAAAATGGGACTCCTATATCTTGGCTTCACATACTAATATGCACAACCGATTATGTGTTTTTAAAAACACCCCCCTTATACTTTGTAAATCGCACCCCCCGGGGGGTATATATTTTTCAAAATAAATCTTGTTGCACTGCACCATAAATTTGGTATACTACACAAAACTAACCAACCTAAAGGAGAAAGCTATGTTTGATTGGTATTTAGATTTTGATAAGAAGCTGCAAGACTTTGCTAAGCAAGTAAAACAGGTAAATGACTTTTGGCTAGATTCGATTATTAGTTCACTCAAGCAATTCCAAAAGTAGTAAACTGATAAAGCTTAGTCACGTGAGCGGGGGGTTAAGCAGAAATGCTTTCCCCCTTTTTTATTTAATGTGTTATATTTTGGATTATCGAAACCACAGAAAGTTTCATAAATGCCGATTGTTGTAACCCCGGAAGTTGGGATACCCCTGCCATTTGACACCACGCCGCAGGAAATCGAAGACTTTCGAGAAAAGGCGCACGCCCTATTTGAGACGGTGCAAGAACTTGTGCTTGCTGGAGCACAGGTAGAAATTACGCCTGAAGATAAGGCACTAAGCCACCAGATTGCTGCCGAAGGCAAACTTCCAGCTACCAAAACGTTGACGCCCGGCGTCATTATTAACTTAGAAGCGATACTCAATGAGTGGGACCATGAGGTTCTAGATGTATCCAGACGACTACGTAACTACGTCACAAACAAGTTTATACAAGAATCAGTAGACCCGGACCCCCGGCAGCGCATGAAAGCACTGGAAAATCTAGGTCGCATTTCAACCGTAGGGTTGTTTTCTGAAAAGATTGAGGTCAATGTTACCCATAGAACCGTGGCAGATATTGAGAAAGAGCTTGCCAAAACCCTTGATATGTACATGGGGGACGTGGAAGAGGTCAAGCCCACGGAGCTAGATATGGTGAAAAGTATTGGCGATATTGACGTAGATGAGGAACTAGGCACTAACGATGAGCCCGGAACTCCTACAGAAAGCTGAAAAAGCCTTACCACACTTACCCCCGGCGGCGCAGCAGAAAGTTGGGGCGTTAATTGTTGAGGCTAAAAAGACCTTGGCCTTTGATAAGGCTAAGAATGATTTCATGGTATTTGTAAATTATGTATGGCCTAGCTTTATTCATGGGGATCACCACGTGAAAATGGCTAGAGCGTTTGAAAGGGTAGCTAATGGAACCTGTAAGAGACTTATTATTAATATGCCTCCTCGCCACACAAAGTCTGAGTTTGCTTCTTATCTTCTTCCTGCTTGGTTCCTCGGAAAATTCCCCGAAAAGAAAGTCATTCAAACGTCTCATACAGCAGAACTTGCCGTGGGTTTCGGACGAAAAGTAAGAAACTTAGTTGATTCAGATACGTATAAGGACCTTTTTCCCAATGTTGCTCTTCAGGCTGACTCGAAAGCTGCTGGTCGATGGGCCACTAATTATGGTGGCGACTATTTTGCTATTGGTGTGGGGGGTGCTGTTACTGGTAAGGGAGCTGATTTGCTTATCATTGACGATCCTCACTCGGAGCAAGAAGCCGCTTTGTCGGAAACTAACCCAGAAATCTACGACAAAACCTACGAATGGTACACCTCAGGACCACGGCAGCGTCTCCAACCGGGGGGAGCTATCGTAATTGTTATGACACGGTGGTCTAAAAAGGACTTAACCGGTCAAGTTCTCAAAGCTGCGGCGCAAAGAAGCGGTGAAGAGTGGGAAGTTATCGATTTTCCTGCACTTTTACCTAGCGGACGCCCACTTTGGCCCGAGTTTTGGAGCAAAATTGAGTTAATGGCGCTAAAAACTGAGTTGCCTAACGCCAAATGGATGGCTCAGTACATGCAGCAGCCCACATCTGATGTGTCGGCGATCATTAAACGTGAGTGGTGGCGCATATGGGAGGACGAATCACCCCCATATTGCGAGTTTATTATTCAATCTTGGGATACAGCGTTCTTAAAGACACAACGTAGTGACTATTCTGCGTGTACAACGTGGGGTGTGTTCTACTGGCCTGACTCTACTGGCAAAGAACAAGCGAATATTATTCTGCTAAATGCGTTCAAAGAACGTATGGAGTTCCCAGAATTAAAACAAAAAGCGTATCAACAGTACAAAGAATGGAATCCAGACTCTATAATCGTAGAAGCAAAAGCAACTGGGCTGCCGTTGATTTTTGAGCTGAGAGCTATGGGCGTACCGGTCCAAGATTTTACTCCAACCAAAGGTAACGATAAAATATCTAGATTAAATGCGTGTTCTGACTTGTTTGCGTCAGGGCATGTATGGGTTCCTAACACCAGTTGGGCAGAAGAATTAGTGGAAGAAGTGGCAAGTTTCCCATCAGGCGAGCATGATGACTTGGTGGACTCGATGACTCAAGCATTGCTTAGATATCGGAGAGGTGGCTTCATTAGGTTAAACTCTGATGAGCCCGACGAGCAAATGTATAAACGTAAAGTTGCGTATTACTAAGGATAAATTATGGCAATAGATAAAGCGCTCTATGCAGCACCGCAAGGCATCGAAGAATTAGCTGCGCAAGAACAACCGCTGGAGATTGAGATTGAGGATCCTGAGTCAGTCAAGATTGGTATGGATGGCCTCGAGATTGAAATTGAGCCGGGGCGTGAAATGGACGATGAGTTCAATGCTAACTTGGCGGAGTACTTAGATGATGGTCAATTAACCCAGATTGCTGGTGACCTCATTGGTGACTATGACATGGACATTGCCTCACGCAAGGACTGGATACAAACTTACGTCGATGGTCTTGAGTTGTTGGGTATGAAGATCGAAGAGCGTGCTGAGCCATGGGAAGGCGCATGTGGTGTGTACCACCCACTACTGTCTGAGTCGTTGGTCAAGTTCCAAGCTGAGACTATGATGAGTATGTTCCCAGCCAGTGGCCCAGTTAAGACACAGATTATTGGTAAAGAGACACCAGATAAAAAAGCTGCGGCAGAGCGTGTCCAAGATGACATGAACTACCAGTTAACAGATGTAATGCAAGAGTATCGTCCTGAGCATGAGCGCATGTTATGGGGCTTAGGTCTGTCTGGTAATGCGTTTAAGAAAGTGTATTACGACCCACACTTAGAGCGTCAAGTCTCTATGTTCGTGCCAGCTGAAGATATGGTCGTGCCTTATGGCGCCTCTAGTCTTGAGTCTGCTGATCGGATAACACATGTGATGCGCAAGACCGAGAACGAGCTGCTGCGCTTACAAGCGTCTGGCTTTTATCGTGACGTAGACCTTGGCACTCCCGACAATACTCTTGACGAAGTTGAGAAAAAGATTGCCGAGAAAATGGGCTTTAAAGCGACGAGTGATGACCGCTTTAAGATTCTAGAGATGCACGTGAACCTAGACATTGAAGGGTTCGAGCATACCGATGAGAACGGCGAGCCAACAGGCATCGGTCTACCATACGTTGTCACTATTGAGAAGGGTAGCAACACTATTCTGTCTATCCGTAGAAACTGGGAGCCAGACGATGAAACTTACCAAAAACGCCAGCACTTCGTGCACTATGGCTACATTCCGGGCTTTGGTTTTTATTACTTTGGCCTCATCCACCTTATTGGCGCTTACGCTAAGTCTGGTACTTCTCTCATCCGGCAGTTGGTTGACGCTGGGACACTTTCCAACTTGCCGGGTGGCTTTAAGACCCGTGGGTTGCGTATCAAAGGAGATGACACCCCCATCGCCCCCGGTGAGTTCCGTGACGTCGACGTCCCCAGTGGAACGATGCGTGACAACGTCATGCCTCTCCCATACAAAGAGCCAAGCCAAACATTAATCGGCTTACTTAATCAGATCATTGAAGATGGTCGCCGGTTTGCTAATACTGCGGACATGCAGATTAGTGATATGGGTGCGCAAGCTCCGGTAGGTACAACACTGGCAATCCTTGAGCGTACATTGAAAGTGATGAGTGCTGTGCAAGCACGTATCCACTATTCGATGAAGCAAGAGTTAAAGCTACTCAAAGGAATTATTGCTGCTTACACTCCAGAGGAATATAACTATGATCCAGTTGAGGGTTCACGGCGTGCGAAAAAGAGTGACTACGATAACGTCGATGTTATCCCGGTCAGCGACCCTAATGCGTCTACGATGGCGCAAAAGATCGTACAGTACCAAGCAGTTCTCCAACTGGCTCAGGGAGCTCCCCAGCTTTACAACCTTCCGCTCCTCCATAGACAGATGCTCGATGTACTGGGGATTAAGAATGCGCAAAAACTCATTCCGATGGACGAAGACCAAAAGCCGACAGACCCTGTTACGGAGAATCAAAACATTCTCATGATGAAGCCGGTCAAGGCATTCTTGTACCAAGACCATCAGGCGCATATCCAAGTTCACATGTCTGCTTTACAAGATCCTAAGATTGCTCAGCTCATGCAAAACAATCCAATGGCTCAGCAAATTACAGCAGCTATGATGAACCACATCAATGAGCACTTAGGGTTTGAGTATCGTGTTCAAATCGAACAGCAGCTTGGTATGTCATTACCACCTCAGAAAAACGAGTCTGGTGAAGATATCAATATGGATCCTCAAGTTGAAGCTCGGTTGGCCCCCCTCTTGGCACAAGCCGCCCAACGTCTGCTTACTCAGAACCAAGCACAGGTCGCACAACAGCAAGCGCAGCAGCAAGCGCAAGATCCGATTGTTCAAATGCAACAACAGGAACTTCAGATCAAGATGGCTGAGCAGCAACGCAAGGCAGCTAAAGATCAGATGGATGCCAAGCTCAAAGCTAAGCAAATTGACATTGATGCTATGAAAGCCGGCGCCCAAGTTATCCAACAGAAAGCTCAGCGTAACGTAGATGCTATGAAGACTGTTGCACAAATGCGTCACGATAAGGAAGAAGCAGCACGGAATCATTTGATGGAGGCAGCCGACCATGCACACGAAGCATCGTTGACTCACCAGAAAAATGCAGTGGAATTAGCAAAACACCAAGCTAATTTAAAAAATCAACCAAAGTCTAAAGGAGAATAATGGACACATTCGAAGTTCTAGTACAAAAGCTAGACGTAGAAGTAGCAGCAAAGAAAGACTGGATAGCTAGCGGACAAGCAGCTGACTATGCAGAGTACAAACGGCTTAGCGGGGAGATACATGGTCTGCTGCTCGCTAAGCAAGAAATATTAGACCTTAAACGCAAAACGGAGACCTCAGACGATGAGTAACCTTGATCTTAGTCAAGCAGTTGACCTAGCAGCTGTAATGGCTAAAACGGCAGAAGAAAGGGCGAAACAACTACCCGTACCTTCCGGATACCGTATTTTATGTGCAATTCCAGAAGCGGAAGAAGCATTTGACAGCGGCATTATTAAAGCTGATGAAACCCGTAGGCATGATGAACTTTTAACAACCGTTTTATTTGTGGTTGATTTAGGTCCTGATTGTTATGCGGATAAAGAAAGATTCCCAAATGGACCATGGTGTAAAAAAGGCGACTTTATTCTTGTGCGCCCTAATGCCGGTACCCGTTTGGTAATTCATGACCGGGAATTTCGCATTATTAACGATGACTCTGTGGAAGCTGTAGTACAAGATCCACGTGGCATCAAACGTAAATTTGTTTAAGGAGCCCACAAAATGGCGGAAATGCAAAAAGAAGAATTTAAATTTCCAGATGAAATAGAAGCTGAATCTGCGGGTAAACCCGAAGAAAAAGTTGATATTGAGCTGGAAGGTGAAGGCGAAAGCCTTGAGATTGAGATCGAAGACGATACCCCTGCGGATGATCGTAATCGTGAACCACTACCTAAAGAAGTAGTAAAAAAGCTTGAAGTTGAAGTTGATGAGCTGGATCAATACAGCGAAGAGGCTAAACAAAAGTTAAAGCAGATGAAAAAGATTTGGAATGACGAGCGACGTGCCAAAGAATCTGCTGATAGAGAAAGAAATGCCGCTTTAGAAGCTGCTCAAAAGCTATATGAAGAGAATAAACGCATTAAATCTATTCTTGAAAACGGCGAAAAAGAGTATAAAGAAGCGGTAAAAGAGTCTGCTAAAGCACAACTAAAAGCAGCTAAACAAGCCTACAAAGAGGCTTATGAAGCTGGTGATTCCGAAAAAATGATGGAAGCACAAGGCGATTTAGTTAAAGCACAGATGCAGCTTGATAAGGTAAAGAAATTTAAGCTACCCCCTTTACAAGAGCAGGAAAATCCTGTACAAATGACCCAACAGTACCAAGCTGCGCCACAGCCTGACCAAAAAGTTTTGGCTTGGCAAGCTAGAAATCCTTGGTTCGGACAAGACGAGGAGATGACTGCGGCAGCGTTAGGCCTACACGAAAAGCTAAAACGCAACGGAGTTATAATTGGTTCTGACGAGTATTACAACGCATTAGACAAAACTATGCGTAAACGGTTTGCAGAAAACTTCGATGACATAACCGAAGTAGACGAACCAAAAGCAGCGAAACCGGCTGACAAGCCAGCGGTTAAACCGTCCACTGTAGTAGCGCCGGCAACTAGAAGCACATCTTCTAAAAAAGTCAGGTTAAAGACATCGCAGGTTGCGATAGCTAAGAAACTTGGTCTTACTCCCGAGCAATATGTCAGTGAACTTTTAAAATTGGAGGCCTAATATGGCTAGTAATAAATTAGAGCGTGAGTTGCAAACCCGTGAGTTAAGTGAGCGTCCTAAACAGTGGCGTCCGCCCGAACTTCTCCCAGAGCCAGACAAACAGGCTGGTTTCGCTTATCGCTGGATTCGTGTTTCAATGTTGAATCAAGCTGACCCCCGCAATACCTCTGCTAAGCTGCGTGAAGGTTGGGAGCCAGTAACCATTGAAGAACAGCCAAAATTTAAACTGTTAGCCGATCCCAATAGTCGTTTTAAAGACAATATTGAGATTGGTGGATTATTACTTTGCAAGATTCCTGAAGAATTTGTTGCTCAACGTATGGAATATGAAAATAACCAGACGGCACAACAAGCGGAAGCTGTAGATAATAATCTTATGCGCCAAAGTGATTCGAGAATGCCAATCTTTATGGAACGGAAATCCTCGGTGACCTTTGGAAAAGGTTCTTAATAATTTTAGGAGATTTAAATGGCTTATCCTACAGTTTCGGCCCCTTACGGTCTAAAGCCAGTTAACCTCATTGGTGGTCGTGTATTTGCTGGTTCTACCCGCATGTTCCCGATCTACAATGGCTATGCTACTAGCTTGTACAACGGCGACGTTGTTCAAATTGGTGTTGGCACAGCAGCAGGTACACTGGTTGCTTCAACCCTAGCTCCAACAACTGCTAACGGTGGTACTGCTGGTACTATCGGTATTTTCGTTGGTGCTGAGTACTCAACAACTGGCGGTCCTATCTACGGTAAGAATCGTTATCAATATTGGCAGGGTGGTACAACTGCTACTGATGCGATTGGTTATGTAGTGGACGATCCTCAAGCAGTGTTCCAAGCAGTTGTATTGTCCCAAGGTTCTAACAGCTCTACCATCCAGTACATTAACCCAGCTTTCGTTGGTTCTAATGCTTACTACTTAGGTAATGCTAATAGCAACACTGGCTCAACAACTACTGGCGATTCATCTGCTGGTATCGCTATTGCTACTACCGCTATCGGTACTGGCGTAGCTAGCCCATTAACCACAACCGCTCCATTCCGTATTGTTCAGCTCGTTACAGCTTCTGCTGTCACTGTTACTGGCACTGGTACAACCAGCTCCACAACTTTGACTTTATCTGCTGCTGTTACTAGTTTACAAGCAGGTATGGTAGTATCTGGCCCCGGCATTAATGCTGGTTCCAATACTTGGGTTACATCCGTAAACGGCACTACAGTTACTTTGAGCCAAGCAGTTTCAACAGCTCAATCTACTGCAGCGCAGTTCTCATTCACTGGCTACCCAGAAGCATTAGTAACATGGAACTTCGGTTACCATAGCTACTTCAA